TAGACGCTGAACGCGACCGTGTTGTCCTGGGTCACGGGCTTGTACTTCGCGTTGAGCGCGACGAACGACACGCCGTACACCTGCGCGTTCGCGCCGTCGCCCACCGCGCGGGCGAACAGATAACGCTGGGTGTCCGGGTCGAGCTTCGCCAGATCGATCCGGCCGACGAAGATCTCGTTGTCGTTGCTCGAGGTGACGGCGGCGAAGGACGCGCCCGACAGAGCGCTGGAGCTCGACCCGTCCGACGCGGCGGAGTAACGGACGGAGATCGTGGTCGACGCGGCGCCGGTCGCGGCGCCCATGTCGGAGATCACGAGCAGCTCGTCGTACCCCTGGGAATCGAAAACGCTTCCGTCGTTCGACGCGCTGGAGCTCGACTGCGGCTTCAGCGACTGAAAGACGAGGAAGTTCTCGGAGGCGGTGTTCTTCACAGGTTTCCCTTCATCAGTTGATAGTTCGGATCAGCCCGTCGTCGACGCTACTAGGCGCCGGCCTTACGGCTGATGCAGGTCTTGAACACGCGCAGAGCGCGCGCGGCCGTGGTCAGCGTCTGCACGCCGATGTACGGGATCAGGTCCGTGGTCGTGGTCAGCGCCGTGGACGTGGTCATCAACGTGCCGTTGATGTAGAATCGCGCGATGCGGCTCGAGTCGATGTCGATCACGAGATGATACGTGGTCGAGGCCGCGAAGGCGCTGCCGACGCCGTCCTCGATGTCGACGCCGCCGATGCTGTAGACCGTGTGCCACAGGGTGGCCTCGGAGCCGGCGCCGGTGTCGAAGACGAAGAACGCCTGTTCGGCGTCCGTGGCGATCACGCTGGTGTTCGTCAGCTTGAGCCCGGCCCAGATCCGGATCGACGTGATCGTCGCGTCCGGCTGCACGACCGCTTCCCAGCGGGTGAGCTGATCGGTGCCCCACGTGGTGACGTTCCACGCGGATTCGCTCGTGTCGAGATGCGGCAGACAGATGACCTGATCGTTCGCGGCGGTCGTGGTCGTCATGACCATGCCGCCTTCGGCGTACAGCGCCGTGCAGGTCGACACCGCGTTGGTGCCGAGGATCTCGAAATCGCGATTGCAGATTTCGTTCGTCGCCTCGGTCGCCGACAGAACGTCCGCGTTCAGCTTCGGCGCCTTCTGGAAGCGTTCGACGAGTTCGTACCGGTCGGGCGCCATGTTCAGCCCGCGAACCTCGACCGCCTGTCCCTGTCCGTCGATCACGAGACAGTTCCGGGTCGTGTTGAAGAGCGCCGCGACGTCGCCGTCGTCGCCGAAGAGCAGATGGGTGTTGTCGCGCGCGGACGAATACGCGCTGAACCGCTGGAAGGACGTGGACGGCCGCGCCGCCATGTCCGTCGACGCGGTGGAAACGAAACCGTTGGCCGACATGTGAAAAAATCTCCGTTGCGAACCGTGGGTCGTCGAAACGTTCGAGCGGCGCGCGCTATCGCATCAAGCGCGCCGTTCATATGTGGGAGGTTTTAGCTCCCACATATGACGGCCCTAGCTGTGAGGGTCTACAGGATGGTGGAATCCGTGCAGAACGACTTGGCGTGCTTGAGCAGGCAGTCGTATTCCGTGGTGATCCGAACGTGGGTCTGCCGCTTGGCGAACGCGTCGCTCGTCTCGTTGGACGCGGCGATCTCGATGTTCTCCCACGTGGCGAGCACGACGTCGGCCCAGTTGCCGAAGTAGATTCGGGACGCGGTTCCGGCGCCGAGCGTGATCGGGATCTGGGTCGTGGTCACGAACGGGTAGCCGAGCAGCGTGCCGCGCTGTCCGCTCATCTTGCCGGGAGCGGCGCTGACGCCCATCGGGGTGAGGATATACCGGCCTTCGGCGTCCTTCAGCTGACGGAGCTGATTCCACGTGCGCGGGTGCATCGCGAAGCCCAGAGAACCCTTGGCGGCGTTCTCAGCTTCGACCTTGTAGATCATGGCGTACAGGTTGTCGATCGTGAGGGCCGCGCCGACGGTCGTGGTGGAGATGCCCGGCGTGTTCAGGATGCCGAGCGCCTGGAGGCCGCCGCCGCCCGCGAGAATGCGGACGTCGTGCGCGAGGGAGATCGCGGCGGTGAGATCCGCGCGGACGATCTGTTCCGCGTTGGACTGCCGTAGCAGCCGATTGGACATCTTGGTCAGGGCCGCGAGTTCGCGCGGACGCATTTCCTTCTGCCCGAGCGTCAGCTGGCTGGAGGTGATCGCCGCGCCTTCCGCGACGTCGTACGCCGTGGCGCCCCCGGTCTGGGCGTTGATGTCGAACGCGCCGCCGGTCATGCCGTCCATGCGGGTGACGCCGAGCTCGCCGGTCACGAGCTGCGCGCGCAGCAGGTCGATCAGCTGGCTCGACACCTGGTTGGGCACGAGGTAGCCGCCGGCGGTGTCGACGTCGGTCGACAGGTCGCGAGATTCGTGCAGGATCCGTCCTTCCTCGTCGAGCTGCTTGCCGGACGCCTTGTTCGTCTCGCGAACGACGTCCATCTCGAACGGGGCGAGCTCGGGGCGCTTGTTCGCGAGCGCGATCACGAGCTTGCGGAAGGAGAACTCCCGCTTCTCGTCCTCGACGCCGGGCAGGGAGACGGCGCCGGTCTTCCGGACCTTCGACGCCTTTTCAATGGCGTCCATCCGCTCGCGCATCTTGACGAGATCGGAGGCGGTGGCGGTGTTGGCCTCGGTCATCGCGCGGATGCCGGCCTCCAGGGACGCGAGCACCTCGGCGGCGCTACGCTGAGCGGGCACGACGCACTGGGCGTCGGCGGCGTGGGCTTTGTGACATTTGGGACACATGTTATTGATTCTCCGAAATAGGGGTTATCGACGCGGCAGGAGCGAGGACATCCGTTCGAAGGCGTCGGCGTTTTCCGCGACGAGCAGATCGAGATGACTGGGCGTCGGCTCGATCGAGGAAGCCGCGAGGGCTTCAACCGAGACGGGACGCGTCACCTGTTTCAATTCGTCGCGCAACGCCTTCAGCTCGTCGCGCATCTCCTTCAGCTGCTGCCGCAGCTCGGTCTCAAAAGTTTCACGGGGAGTGGGAATGAGAACGGGAAACGGCTGGGGCAGGCTCTCCTGTTCCTGGGCAGCGACGGCCTTCTCGAGCTCGTGCTCGAACGCGTCGTCGTGTCGCGGATGTTCCGCGATCCGAGCCTCGACCGTCAGCGTCGCGCAATCGTCGCACGCGGGCGGAACGACCTCTTCTACCCAGTCCTGATCGTCGTCCTCGTCTTCCTTCGGCGTGAGCGCGTCGCGCAGCGCCTCGAGCCGCGGCGTCAGCCACGCGTCGGTGATCTCGTCGCCCTCGCCCTCGATCAATCCACGGAATTCGTCGGGGACCGCCGCGCGCATCGCCTTCACGAGCGCGTTCGGGTTCGAGCCGATCGGCACCGCGCTCAGCTCGTTCAGCGAGTTGCGCAGCAGATCGCCCGCCCAGCCCTTCTTCAGGTCGAAGCCCGCCTTCTCCATCTCCTCCTTGTCGTGCTTCGCGTTCAGCTCCTTCCGTTCGAGGTTGGAGAAGCCGACGCTCGACGCGCGGAGGTGCCCCTGCTTGTACATGTCGCAGACGAGATCCGCCCACGCGTACGTGCCGCGCTTCGGGAACTCGACGTCGAACAGCAAGCGCTTGTTCGCCGCGCCGCCTTCCGCGCGCGCGAACTCCTCGCGCTGGATCCCGGTCACGTGCCCGACGGGCATCGTCGGCACGGCGGGATCCATGTTATGCGACCACAGGAACGCGGGATTCTTCGCGAAGCGCGCGAAGTCCCACCCGTCGACGCGCAGGATCGTGTTGTAGCTGTCGACGGACTCGTCGGTGCCGTAGATCTGGACCACGCGCGCAGCGTCGTAACCCGCCGTGCCCGGCTGACGCGTTTCGTCCTTCCACAGATAGCTGCGCGACAGAACCTTGAACGCGGGGTCCTGCTCCACGATCCGATATTCGAAGGCCATGATCGTCTCCGGTTAAAACAAGTTCTCGATCTGCGCGATGACGTGCGACATCGACGGATGAAGCGTCTTCCGTTTCGCTTTCTTCTTTTTCTTGAGCAGCTCGTTGATCGTCGGTCCGGTCAACGAGTCGAACGAAATGCCGCCGCCGTAGCTTCGAGGCGACGTCGTCGGTCCCGTCGACGGCGCGGCGATCTCGCTGATCGCGACGCTCGGCTCATAACCGATGATGAAAAGCTCGCCGCATCCCGGCGTCGCGTTGACGGACGGATCCGCGATATCGATCGTCGGCTCGAAGCCGATGATGATGAGCTCGCCCGTGCCCGGGAGGATCACGAGCGGCGTCTGGATCGTCGGGGCGAATCCCTCGACGAGCAGCTGTCCCACGTCCGGCGTCGCGTTCGCGCCGATGTTTACGGCCGGCGCGAATCCCTCGACGATCAATTCCCCGAATCCGGGCGCTGCGCTCTCCGGCGTCTGGATCGTCGGCGCGAATCCCGTCGCGATCACGTCGCCCACGCCCGCGTTCGTCGTCGTTCCCTGCCCGGCGTCGATCGTCGGCGCGAACCCGTCGACGACGACCTCCCCCGGCGCGGGGCGCGCGTCCACCGTGATGTTGATGATCGGCGCGAAGCCGTCGACGACGAGCGCGCCGACGCCCGGCGCGACGCTCTCCGGCGTCTGGATCGTCGGCGCGAATCCCGTCGCGATCACGTCGCCCAGACCCGGCGCGACGCTCTCCGGCGTCTGGATCGTCGGCGCCAGTCCGGCGACCGTCAGCTCGCCCAGCCCCGGCTCCGAGTTCGCGCTCGCCCCCGATTCCGCAGTCACCGTCGGCTCGAAGCCCGTAACGGTCACAACCCCGACGCCCGGCGCGCTGTTCGCGTTGTTTGTGACCGCGACCGTCGGCGCCAGACCCGCGACGTCCACGACCCCGTCGCCCGGCGCTGCGGAAACGTTGTGCAACACCGTCAACGTCGGCACGACGTCGTTGGTGATCGTGAAGTCCGGCGACGTCAGCCGAAACGTGATCGAATCGGCGTCCGCGGTGTCCGCGCCCACGATCTGCAGCGAACAAACCGTTTCGGAGCAGCCTAGGGCGGCGATGTCATTGGAATTGCCGCCGGAAAGTCCGTCCTCCGTGCAACCCGCGCTCGACGATTCAAACGTGCCGGTGCCGGTCAGCCGCTTGGTGGTGTTCGCCGCGTCGACGTAGGACGCCGCGACGACCGCCTTACAGATCGTCGACGACGTCGTGATGTCTTGAAACGCGCCGCCGTTGCGCGCGCACTGAAAACGGTTGTCGACGTTCGCCGCGGCCGTGTTGCCCGTCTCCTGCACGATGATCCGCAGGAGAAACGTCACGTCCTTGCGAAGCGAGATGTTTACATCCTCGTTCGCCTTGAACGTGTGATTCGCCTCGGTCGAGCCGTCGTCATTCCCGAATCGGAAATGCGTGGCGTGCAGGTTGACGGCCATGGATTAGTCGCTCGTCGCTCCGGAAACCGTGAAGACGCCCGAGGCGTTCATCGTGATGGTGAACGTGTTCCCGTCCGTCGCGGTCTTGTCGGCCGGCGCGGTGTCCAGCAAACACACGGCCATCAACGGCTTGACGACGGTGTTGACCGTCGCGTCGATGTACAGCACCGCGAAACGAGCCACGATCGAACCGGCCGACGCGGTCCAGACGACGTTGTCGCAGTCAAACGTGACCGTGCCGCTCGAATCGACCCACGTCTCGCTCGTCAGCGCCTGCCCGAGCTGCGTGTATCCGCTCGCGGTCGCGTGCTCGTTCGTCAGGTCGCCGTAAACGTCGTGCGTCAGCGTGTTGCAGTTCGACGTCGACAGAAACAGCGCGCACTTGAGACCCAGGGACGCGTTGTCCATGTCGAACGTGCCGTCGCCCAGATACTTCTTGGCGCTGTCGTAGAGTTTCCATTTTCCGGCGGCTGCCATAACGTTATTCCTTACTCGGTTTCGAGATGTCGTACCCGATCACGTTGCTCGCGTCGTCGATCTTGTATTTGATCGTGCGCGTGATGCCGTCCGTCTTCTTGACGGTGTATCCGATCACGTTGCCCGCGTCGTCGGTCTGATACTCGATCTCCCGTTCCCCGTCGTCGGGTTTCGCCGATTCGACGTTGACGATCGGCGCCGCGACGTTGACGATCGGCGCGGGCGGCGCGGCCACGTTCACCACGGCCGGCGGTACGTTCACGATCGGCGCCGCGACGTTGACGATCGCGGGCGGAACGTTCACCACGGGCGCGGGCGTCGGCGGGACGACGACCCGAATCTCCGGCACGCGGTACTCGCGCTTGTCGTTCTCCGCGCGGGCCTTCTCCGTCTCCAGCTTCGCCTTCGCGAGCTCGCACTCGCGCGCGTGCAGCTCCTGCTCCCGCGCCTTGCGCACGCTGCTCGGCGTGAACCCGCGTCCCACGACGGGGATCGCGATGCAGCGACAGTTGATCACCTCGCCGGGATCGCCGTTGGGATCGCCGGGATGCAGGAGGCCGTTGTCGAACGGCGTGCCAATCGTCGCCTTGTCGCCGTCGATGTCGGCGTGCGTGTCCCGTACGGCCTCGTCGCGCGCGGTGATCCACTCGGTCTGTTCGACGCCCTCCTCGGCGTACACGAGGTTCCGCGCGGTGTTCGTCGCGGCGGCGACCTCCGTCCGCGCGATCATGAGCGACCGCGCGCCGCTGAACGAGTTGAAGTCCTGTCGCAACCGATCCTGCAACTCATGAATCGTCTCGCCCGCCTCGACGCCCTTCTCGAGGTCGCGCTTGACGCGGTTGCGCAGCGTGTCGGTCGACTTCGACAGGACGAGCTCGCGCTTCTCGATCGCGTCGACGACCTTCGGATCGACGACGTCGAACGCGAAGTTTCCGCCGAGATCGTTCATCGCCGATTCGACGCCCTTCTGCGACGCCTCGACGTACACGCCATGAGCGAGCGACGTCAGTCGACGCTTTGCCGCGGTGGCGTCGAACAGGATCCGCTCGATCTCGTCCTTCGACAGCGACTTCGACGCACGAACTGGGGCGGCGAGCTTCTTCATCATCTGCTCGCGCAGCTCGTTCAACCACCGCTTGTATTTCGACCGGAATTTGTCCTCGATCGGTTTCGTCGCCTTGATCATCCGCGTCCAGCGGACCTCGCGATCCAGGGGACGACGTTGGTTGAACGCCTCGACCTTCGCGCGGAGCATCTTCTTCTGCTCCTCCTTCGCGTCGGGCTTCTCCTCCTTCTTGGATGCGGGCGGCTTTTCCTCCGCCGAAGCGAGCTTCGGTGAAGAGGGGCTGTCGTCCTTCTTCGGAGGAACGCCGCCCGACATCGTCGGTTCCGGCGGATTGAGCTTCAAGTCGATCGGCGTCAGCGACGAATCGATGAACGACGTTTCGCCCGCGTCGCCCTCAAGCTTCTCGAAGCCGAGGTCGAGACGTTCGTTGATCTGGTTGAACGGCACGCCCATCTTCTGCGCTTCGCGGGCTTGCGTCATCTTCGCCGCGAAATCCTCGCGCAGCGCCTCGATCGTGGTTAGATCGAACTCGCCCCACACGGACACGCCGGGATTCACGCGCATGGGCGACGGGTTGTACATCCCCTCGCGCGTCATGGAACGATACTCGTCGTACGCGCGTAAGCTGCGCGCCTGCGCGAGACGTCGTTCGGCGCCGGGGAACGACATCCGCCCCGCCTCGCGACGACGTCGCAGCATCCGCGCGTCGGCGAACAGAAACGAACGCGCGTCGCCCTCGACGGGACGGAACAGCTGCGACCACATGCCGTCCTCGAGCATCCGCATGATCGGCAGCCACCGCTTGGTGACCCAGTCCTTGCTGATCATCTCGGCGGTCGCCTTGTTGATGTTCTGCGTGAGCCCGATCTCGTACTCGGGCGTGCCGATGATCGCGAGCTCCTCCTTCCACGCGAACGCGCGTCCCTTTTCGAACTCCATCTCGCGATGCGTGCTGCCGGTGTCCTGATACTTGAGCCCGCCGGTGAGCACCGCGATCCGACGCCGTCGGTCGATGCCCTGATGATGCTCGTTCCACGCCTCGCGGATCTGATCCTGCTGTTGAGGCGTCAGGTTGCCCGCTTCCTTCAACAGCAGCCCGCTCGGCGTCGCGTCGTTCACGAAGAACGCGACGTTGTAACGCGCCGCCTGGTAGTCGGACTGGATGGCGAGATGCGCGGGCGCGTAGGGGCCGAGACCGCCCGCGCTGTTCTCCGGATCGGTGAATCGATGGATGACGAGCTCGCTCGGGTCGTAGAACACGGGCTTCGCGCTGTCCGGCGGCGTGTACATCCACGCCTCGATCAACTTCGTGACCTTGTTCACGACCGGCTTGAAGAACCGGCCCGAGATCGGCCACAGCTCGGCGGGGACGTCCTGCGGGCCGACGGCCTCGTCGTTGCCGCTCTCCTTCACCCACACGGCCATGCCGCACGGTTCGAGCAGCTTCAGGATCGTCGTCTCCCAGAAGGTCGCGCGCGTCATCATCTCCGGGTTCGGCCGGTCGAACAGCTCGACCCAGGGCCCGTCGCGCAGCACGTCCTCGTCCTCCTCGGACGCGCCGACGTGCAGCAGAAACGGCACCTGCGCGATGTTCACCGCCAGCGCGCGCGAAGCCGCGTACGTCAACCCGTGCTGCCGATACGGATCGCGGACGTCGCCGCTCTGATTGCGAAGCCGCGACGGCATCATGAACTCGCGCGTCGCCTGCGGATTGAGGTTGAACCGATGCTCGACCTTTTCTGCCGCGCCATCGCGGATCGAAACGCTAAGAGAGTTGGAGGCCATCTATCGTTTACCGTTCGAGCCTATAACGAAGGTAGTTGACGACGTTCATCGCGACGATCCCGGCCGCGACGCCGATCCCGAACCCCAGCCACAGGCCCCACGCAAACACTATCCGCGCCTCTCGTATTCGCCCCGCTTGTATCGCGTGCAGCTGCGACAGGGACAATCGCAGAACGTGTCCCGATTGCACTTGTCGCCGTCGTGACAATGCCCCAGCGCCGAGAATTGCTCCTCGCTGTCGCGCGCGTCACGATTCGCCTCTAGGGGACGACGTTCGTTCTGTTGGATGCTCATTGGTCGATCGCTTTCCGTTCCAATTCCGTGCCGCAATCCGAACAATGGATCACGACCTCGCACCACGCGGGCCAACGCGGACGTCGCGTTTCGTACGTCCGCGGTCCGTGCCCGCCGAACGCGCACTTGATCCGCAGCCACGCCCACGCGCAGAAGATTTTGATGCTCAACATTCCTCGTCCCTCTTACAAGATCAACATGCCCGCGCTCCCGCCGCCCTGTCCCGCCGCGACGCGACGTCGAGCGCGATTGCTCAGCAGCGTCGCGATCACCGCGTCGTCGTGCATCCCGTCCGGCGCGCCGTAGCTGATGCGCCCCTTCGACGACACCTCGAGCGCGAACTCCTCGTGTTCGCGGATCAACGTTTCGTAGATCGGCTCCTGCTCGCCCTGTCGCACGAAGCCCAGCTGTCCCGCCTCGAACGCGACGATGCCTTCCTCGACGAGCTCGTTCTTCGATTGCCCCGTGAACAGAAACGACTCGAGATTCTCCTCCGCCGTGAAGAAATTCCCGTACGTCTGCAACAGGATGTCGTCGATCGCGTTCCCGACGCCGGTCTTGTCGTGACACACGAAGTAGCCGCGTCCCTGAAACTGCTTGCAGAACTCGACGAGCGCCGCGACCTGCTGGATGTACGACATCCGATGCGGCAGCCGCTGCACCGCTTGAATCGCCCCGCTCACGCAACCCGTCGCCACGAACCACGTGAAGTCCACGTCCTTCGCCCAGTCGGCGCCGATCCCCACCGGCTCGTCGTCGAGCGGCGTGCAGCGTCGCGCGCGCACGTTCTCAAACACGACGCCCGTCGTGTCGAGGAACTCGGCGAGCAGCTCCTGAGCGAACGCGCGCTGCGACATCGTCCGCTTGGCTTCCTCGATCTCCGACCGAGGGATGAACGTCGCGTCGTAGCACGTGAATCGCCACGACTTGTACAGCGGATCGAGCGGCCGTCCCGTCACGGGATCCGGCTGGCCGCGCGTCCACATTTTGTACCCGACGCCGCGTCGTCCCTTCGGCGTGCCGAGGAACGTGACCGGCGCCTGCGTCGTCATGATCGACGGACGCACGACCTCCTCATACTTGTCGTCGGGGATCTGTCCGATCTCGTCGATCACGATCTCGTCGGGCGTGTCGCCGCGGATGTTCTCCGCGCCGTCCATCGACCGGAAGTCGACGCGCCATCCCGTCGCGAGATCGAGCTGCAGCTTTTGGCTGTCGTGCGCGACGAGCTGCCCCATCGACTTGAACGTGTAGAACAGATCGCGATAGACCGCGTCGCACTGTCGATAGATCGGCGCGATCCACTGAAAGAGCCCGCCGCGCTTCGGCCGTCCCACGCGCGCGAGCACCTTCAGCTTGCCGCACGTGCTCTTGCCCCACTTGCGCGTCGCCACGACGGACTTGAACCGCGCGGGATGCGTGAGCACCGCGATCTGCGTCGGCGTCGCCGTCGTCTCGACGACCTTCGACGGCGGTCGCAGCTTGACGACGTCGCCCTTGCCCGAGCGCGAGAAGTTGGCTACGGACACGCGAGCACCCACGCGACGTTCGGACCCTTGTGCGGCCACCTCACGACGCGCAGCGCCTTGTATCCCGCCTCCGTCAGCAACGCGATCGTCGTCGCGATGTCCGGCTCGCGGTGCATCTCGACCTGCACGCGCGGGCGGTCGCGTCGCACGATCTCCATCGCCCCGCGCAGCGCCTCGACGTCGTGCCCCTCGGTGTCGATCTTGAGGAAGGACAGCCGGTCGTTCTCCAACAGCAGCTCGTCGACGCGCATCAGCAGCACGCTCGCCCGTTGATCGGAGACGCACGCCATGCCGTTGACCGGATGCGACGAATAGAGGCTGTTCGCCTCGCCGCTTGAATAGCCATGCATCGTCCGCGACCCGTTGACGTCGCCCGCGCCGACGTTCATCACGACGACGTTCTTCGCATTCGCCTCCGCGACGTTCCGCATCAGATCCGCGCACGTCGCGGGCCACGGCTCCAGGGCGAGCACCTTGCGGAAACGCGGCGAGCAGCGCAACGTGTACCGTCCGATGTTAGCGCCGACGTCCACGAACGTATCGCCCGTGAAATCCTCCGACCACGCCTCGGCGAGGTAGTGATCCATTACGGCACCATGAGATCGCAAGCGGCGATGTTGGACAGCGTCTTGAACAACGTATACACCACGAGACCGGCGCACGCGCCCAGGGCGACGACGCCGAGACACGCGACGAACAGAAACAGATTGCGCAGCTTCGTCATCAGGGCGCCGCCTTCCTCAGTCGGTAGAGACGCAGATAGCTGTTCACGCCGATGCCGTTCGTCGCCGTCGAGATCAATCGCAGGCTGGTGATGTTGGTCGAAGTTTCGTTCCAGACCCAGCCGCCCATGATCCTGAAAAGCTCAGCGGCGGAAGTCGCCTGAGTCCACGAGGTCTCCCCCGTCCGGATGACGACCTTGTCCGCGTGAATCCAGCCGACACCGGTGTCGACGTCGTTCGCGGCGCCGCCGTTGTTAGACAGCAGGATCCCGCCGGTCGTGTCGTTGAGCTCGCCGACCGACGCTCCCGTATACCGACCGCGGAACCGCTGGTTTGTGGTGATCGCGTTCGGTCGCAGGTACGTGTTCTGGGCGCCGCTCGCGTCCTTCACGAGCCGATACACGAAGAAGTATTCTTCGGCCGCGTCGCCGTCGAGCCCGCTAAAATCGTACGACGTCGCGTGCGCGCTGAACTCCTTGTTTTCGATGAGCTCCCACAGGATCGCGGGCGTGTAGCCTAGGACGTTCCCGCCGCTGCGTTGAAGCGTCTGCCCGTCGGCGATCGTGTCGATGAGCAGCTGCGTGTTCGATCCGATCTCGTGGATCCCGACGACGGTCGGCAGCGCGGCGGTGCCGCCGATGTCGTGCGCGAGCTTTAGAATCCCCTTCGTCGCCGCGTCCGCGTCGGGCGCCGATCCGCCGCCGGTGATCGCGTCCCAGTTCCCGCCGTCGTCCTTCACGTAGAACGCGCCGTTGACCGACGCGGTCGAGCCCGGGGACGCGGCGCCGTCGACGTCCGCGATCGTCGAGGGACTCGTGGCGACGTAATGACGCGGACGCGTCGTCGGGATCGGTCCGGCCTGCGAACATCCCTGCGCGGGGTATGGATAGGAGACGACCGCCATCTATCTATCCGTTCTCCTGGGGCGACGCGAGCGGATCCGCGTCGACGACCGCGGCGTCCGTCCCGCCGAGCGCGAGCAGCTCCGGCGACGTCAGTCCGCGCGCGACCGCTGCTTCCTTCAACGCGTCGCCCTCGCGATCGACGATGCGCAGCTTGAGCTCGAACGCGGACGGTTCCAACAACGCGTCGTGCACGTCCTCGTCGCGCAGTCCGCCGGTCCATTTGGCACGTCCGAACACCTCGTCGACGAGCTGCGCCGCGTGTTCACCGAAGCCCATGTTCAGCCGTCGTTTCAAATCGTCGCGCAACGAAACGAGCAGCGTCAGCATGTGCGCGGCGCTGATTTTCTGATCGTCGCGTTTCGCCTCGATCGCGGCGGCGTCCCGCACCATGCTCTGTACTTGATTGAGCAACGATTGCACGCCGGCGAGCACCGCAGGATGCAGCTGCCCGTGTTTGCCGTGATACTCGCCCAACTGGCCGAGCACCTGCTCGAGCAGCGTACGCGCGAGGCCGACCTCGTCACGCAAGCCGAGTTCCGTCTGCGCCTGTTGGTTCAGCGTCGACAGGAGTTCCGGCGCCTGTTCGAGAGCGGCGGCGTACCGCGAGCGCTGGGCGGGTTGGGTGAGTGGCGGCATTTCGATGTTCGATGTTCCCTTAGACGTTAGACGACTAACTCGACCAGATCGGAACGACGTGATCGCGTCTTATAGGAAAGTCGCGCGTTCGAACATGTGCCGCAGGGATCCGCTGATCGATTGCCGGGGAATCTGGAAATCGACTGCCAATAGGTTTCGTCACATAGTACTTCGAGTTAATTTCAAAGACGCATCCCCTCCCTCCCGGCTACCTAACAGAACCCGCAGAAAGGGGTGCATATAATATGTTCTGTGGGACCTGTTAGGTAGTTTTATAAATCGTTTCCTCTATCATAAATTAACTCAGCAGTGTGTGTGACGAAACTCCCCCAACAGTTGATTCCGCGTGGGGTTCGCGTTTTTCGTGTTTTCCGATCGACTGCCGATCATATCTAGAAATCGACATACACGCAGCAGCAGGACGTGAAATCGACTTTCAACGTCGCCGGCAGTCGATTTTCTTCGTCGACCTCATGGGATTCTTTGCTCGGCGCCGATTGATTTCCAGAAATGCAAGTTCGTGAAATTCGGCGCAGACGTCGCGCGTATCTTGATTTATCATGATTATTTTTTGAATTTCGTGTTATAAATCGCGATCTCTGTCGTCTAATTTGTCATGGAAGCCTCTTGCCTTCAATGTCACGCCAAATTGCAATCAGCGGACGAAATCGGTGGGCGTCCGCGCAAATACTGCAACGCCACGTGTCGACAAGCGGCGTACCGCGAACGTCATTCCGTGACGACGCGCGCTGAACGACGCGCGGCGTTCCTCGCCTCGCTGAATCAACCGCCGGCAGAGCCGTTGGATGACGGAACCATGTTCACCCAGATCGTGACCGAGAGGCGCGAACGCGCGGAGCGTCGACACGAATACGAGCAAAAC